CATTCGGAAACGCCGGTCGCGATCGAAATCGTTGAGATGTCGGCTGCGTCAAGCCATACCGTCGGCCGCAACACCGCAGGCGACCACAGCCGCTGCTGATACTGTGCCTCCAAGTAGATGTTAGGCATACGCGGCATCAGACGATCTCTTCGCCGTACGTCCTCACATACAGTTCATTGCCGCTGGCTGCCGTCGTCGCGCCGCCGTTGTTCACAATGCTAAACCGCAAACTGTACGGGTACAGAGTAACTCGCGGGAAGATCGCAACCTTGGCGCTGTTCCCTGGCGTAATTGCCTGCGGGTAAACATCCCCGCCAACCTTGTCCGCCGTATCGGTCCCGTCATTGGTGGTCACACGCAGCGACACAGAACCACCAGTCGTCGCCGCAAACGCCGCCAACTTGAGCGTGATCGTCGCGTAGTAAGCCTTGGCCGTCGTGTTGTCGAAGGTAATCGTCGGGCCTTCAGAGCCGTTGGCAAGACTGTTCGCCGCGGTCGAAAGGATGTTCGCCGTTCGAACTGCCGGGGTTGAATAGGACGCGACTGCCATCACCGACCTCCGCGCGCAAGACCCACAGCCCGCGCATCGACATGAACCTTGTTGTGTTCAGCCCAAGACGGGTAGACCATATACCGCGCGGCGTCCAAAATCTTGAGCGCCTGCAAATCGGTCAGCAACCCGTTCTCAACAGCCAGATTGATGAGTTCGCGGGACGAAGGGCGGCTTATGTCAAACCGCCCCTGATCCACCAGCCGGCAGAACAAGATGAAAGGGCCGCGGGTGTATTGCTCGGCAGCGGCCAGGAACCTTGACGCGTCCTCCAAGCCAAGGATGTCCATGAAATCAGCCATGCCCCAGTTCGTCGGCGACCACCGCTCGATGCCCGGCAAGGTCGGATCTGGGGCGTTGAGTTTCTTGGCCGCGTCGCCATCCGACAGCAACACCATGTCCCGGTCCTGAAGTCTTTCACTCAGCATTTCACTCCTCCGTGATGTTGGAGCCAGAAAGAAGGCGTGGCGTGTTCCCAGGGTTGATTACCAGCGCCGCCGAAACAGTCCCCCGGTACAAAATCTTCCCTGGCCCACTGGCATCCGTACCGACCGAAAAGAACGGCGCAGTCGTCGTGGCGCCGCCAGAAGAAGCAGGGAAGTCAAGGTCAAACACCAGAGAAACCGAATTGCCCGACACCAGAAATGCTGCCGAAGTCCTGGCGACGCTTGCGCGAATATAAGAGGGGTACACAACCTCGAAGGTTGACTGGTCGCCAGCCTCACCAGGGTCAGCCGTGTGCAGGGCAAAATAAAGCCCAGTCAGCGGACTGACAGTCGCGTTCTGCGCCAGATTGGCAATCGTCCCTCCGTTGAATATCAACTTCAGGAGATCGTTTTCAAATACGTTGCTCTTCGCCATGTCGGCCCCTCCCGCCGTGTTAACTCATCGCGGGGTCGAAACAATCTCGACCTTCCTGGGTTCAGATGTGATCTTCACTTCTTTCGGTCCAGTCATGGCGCTGGTCACAGCCTTCATCATCTCGGCCATCTGCTTGGCGCCGTTCTCCGACGTTTGGGCCGCGGCCTGCTGCTGCTCTCGACTCGCTTGCGCCTTGGCCGCTTCCGCCTCGCGCTTGACCTCCGCGTCCATCATGATCTTCTCGCGGTCGATCTGAGCTTGGATCTGCAACTTCATGGTTGCCAGTTCACGCTCCAGGTTCATCTTCTCCTGGGCGATTGCGCGCTCGTTCGCCAGCCGCATCTCCTGGACCATCCGCTCGGACTCGACCCGCATCTGCTGCAACTGCTGGTCGCCAGCAATCCGCGCCTGCTCGATCTGGGTCTGAACCTGCTGCTTCTGCTGCTCCAGCATCATCTCCTGCTGGGCCTTCTGTTGCTCAAACTGCAACTTGGCGGCCTCGACCTGAGCCTTCTGCTGCTCTGCCATCGCCTTGGGGTCAGGAGGCGGCGGCGGCAGTTCCTCGACGCTGCGAGGCAGCAGACCGTCAATACTGTCGATCTCCATCTCCTCAAGAAGCCGCCGGGAGATCCGCAACAGAGCGTCTTGGTTGGTGGCGATCAACGGGTTCTTGGTCGCAAAGTCAAACAGGAACTGAGCCTTCTGAATGCGCGACTGCTGGCTTGCCAAGCGCGGATCGGCCACAGGCATAATCATCATGTCCTGGACGAAATCATCGGCCGTCACCATGCTGGCCTGCGCGCCATCCGGGGTCAGGGTCACGAACGCCTCGTGCCCACGGAAATACAGCCCATTGAGCCGATATATCTTGTTCAGTTCCCGCGACCAGGAATTGAGCAGGAACTCCTGCACCGACGTAAAGACCGTCAGCGCCTGGTCGATCAACTGGCTGACCGTAGACGGCTGAAGCACCTTGGTCACATCGCCAGACACAGCATCCGTCGTCGCGCCAATGCGCTGCGCGCGAGCCTCCAGGGCAGTCATGGCCTGCATGACTGTCGGCGGCGGCGCGGGGAACGAAAGCGTCTTGATGCCCTTCTGAATGTCGTCCGTGCTTGCCGAAACCGACTTGAACGACCCCAGTTCGATTTTGACCGGCCCCTTGTTGATGTTCAGGGACTCGGAGATGAACCCCGACATATTCCCGGCAATCGAAAGGGTCGTGGCGTCAATGAACTGCCGTAGCAGCTTGTTGATCGCAATGTTCGTGTTGCCGAGCAGGAACCCAAGGCCAAAGCCATAGAAACCGTCTGGGTTCACCAAGAACCGATAGTGGGTGTACTCCTCGATCGGCATCCGTCCGTTGGTCGGGCGCCCCGTGTTGTCCACCTCATAGCGGACCTCGATGCGAAGAAGCTCCTCCGAGGTAAGGTCCACCCACACCTTGTAAGGCTCTGCAATCCCGTCCCCGTCAAGGTCGAGATCGCGATGCTGCTCAATAATCTGGGCGTAGTCGTCGCTCTCCGCGTTGACCTGGACCACTCCGGTATCCTGGTCGTTTTGCTCCTGAATTGGAGAGCGGTACTGCCCGATCTGCATCGGGTCAGGGGCGACCAAGAAGTACCCCTCGCTGGCCCGAATGCGGCCCTCGTTCAGCGCCAAATGGATCAGTTCGGTCTTGCGGGGAACCTCGTCAATGCTGACTGGTCCCACCGCATAAGGCACGTACAGATCCTCTGCCCTGACAGGCCGGACGACAATCCGGTTCATCACCGGGTCAAAGTACGTCTTGGTGAAGTCCGAGCCGTGGACCGCGACGCGCAAAAGCATCGCCGCCTTGTCCTCCTTGTAGGACTGCTCCTTCACGAACAACGACCATTGAAGGTACTGCGCCACCCGCTTCGCCCTGTCTGACGAGTCCTCGCTCTGAGGGCCGACCGGGATGGCAGCCACAGGCATTCGGGAGGGGAAGAACGCCTTGTAGGCCCGCGCTTGGAAACTGTTGCAGGCTTCCGTAAGGATGCCAAGGCTCTCCGTGCTTGACCCCTCCCAGGGACGGTTTACGGGCGTGTCCTGCTGGTTGTAGACCGCCACCCAGTCGGCGTGCATGGCGTCCCAGCCCTGGCGCGATAGCCGATCGGACTTAAAGTCCTCAAGGCAGAGTTGCGCGATCTCCCGGCGAGCTTCCTTGTCGATGCCATCGGCAACGTTGACCAGGAAGGCCGAAAGAGGCGCGCGACGCCTGCGCTTGATCTTCGTGCTATCGCCCCGGTATTTGCTCATCCAAACTGTTCCTCGAAGCTAGGCAGGTTGCCCTTGGTGTTTTTCCAGAGATACGCGACCATGCCAGGCCCGTGCGCGTCCCAATGGATCCAGGGGCATTCGTTGAGGAACCGGCTGAAGTCCTGAGCCTGACAGAGAATGTCGCGATCGGTCCAGAATTGCTTCTTGGCTTTGCCCGCGCCGACTTCCATCAGGAAGTACTTTTCCGTGCCGTCCTGATGCCTTGCATTCTTGTCAATCTTGGACTCATCCAAGTGACAGGAATCAAAGGCATACAACCCGATGCTTGTGAACCCAAGGAACTGCCAGGCCAGGATCATAGCACGGCCGGCAGACGATGATCCGCCACCCATGAGAAATTTCTTGTGGTTGTCAGGCAAAACCGAAACCTCGTTTGCCCCAACCGCCGCATGCCAGCCCACCACACGGCCCCCGGTGTCGAGAAGCCGCTTGACCGTGCCAGGGTCAACCATCGACGCGCAGAAATAGATCACCCCTGGATGCGCCGCGGGAAGAAGGTCAGCCCGTGGCTCGCCGTGCGTCGAGATGCCTTCATGCGGGCGCGGGTCGAGCAGGACGCATGCCCTGGGGATGATCCCGGCGTTGATGAGCTTGCGGTGCGAATGCTTCACGCAGAACAAGAAAGCGCCGTCGGCCACCTCTTTGCGGATGGCGTCCAAGGTCTCGGGCAGATCCAGACTGGGACCAGCCGACACGATGATAGCCCGCCTCCGGTGCGGCAACGTCCCCTGGACCCACTCCTTCACTTGGTCAAGGTTGGCGACGATGTTGGCCCGGATGGTCTCTTCATCAACGCAGTTCTGCGTCTTGACCAGCATGTTGGTCTGGTAGGCGCCGTTGGTGATTTCGCGCGCCTGCTCCTTGCTGATCACCTCAAGTTCGCGGTGCCGGAAGACAGGGAGATCGGCGGGGAATGGCGTGTCCCGATCAACGGCAAGGTGGATGAACCCGCCGCCCTTGGCCGGCTCGATGCTCTCAAAAGCCACCAAGTCCGTTCGAACATTGTTGATACCAAAGCGCGTGGTGTCCACATGCGCGCCGGTCGCGTCCTGAGAGTACCAGCCACGATAGATGACTGTCTTGCCCGTCAACTTCGGGACAACCTCGCGCAGCAGTTCGACGGGCTGCATGTCGCAATCCAGGACGACGACATCCTCGACAATGCCGTCAAACGGGCCAGTCGGGCGCACGATCTTGGCCGTCCTGCCTTGCAAGAGACGGGCCAGGATCTCGGCATTGGTCAATGCTTCGGCCTGGAACTTGCGGTTGCCCTTCTTGTGGTAGAAGAAGTCATTGAGGATTGAAGCCTCAAACGCATCCAGCCCATGCGGCCCGACGCCGGCTGGCGCCAAGTCTTCCCAGACCGAATCAGCGAACTTGGTGTGGGCGACCAGCATAATCATGAACGCATGGCTGTCGTGCCATTCATTCAGCTTCAGGATGTTGTCGCTTTCATACAAATTGATAAAACGATTCAGAAAATCCCGTCCTTTGCGACGCAGGTTGAACGACATGAACCCGCATTCAGGGTGCGGCGCGCTATCGGCTCTGGACAGCAATGCGCCGTCCTTGTCGTCCGGGCAGATCTTCGCCAGCAGGTCGTCCGTGATCTCGGCCTTGGTTTCGACATCCCCGTCAAGCCAGATCAGATAGTCGTATCCTTCGGCGTCCTTGAGCGCCGCCTTGAGGGCAAAGACCTTGTGGGCAAAACGCAGCAAGTCCTTGCGGTAGTCGTAGCCTGGATGGCTGGCATCCAGAACCTTGTCGGCATGGCGCTCCTTAAACGCCGTGAACTGCTGGTCAATGCTCAGGTGCCAGTCGGTCACAACCAGCTTGGTGCAGCTTCCAGGCCAGTACTTGTCGAACGTCTCGACCCACCGGCGCCCATAGAGTTCGTAACCAACGTCCGACCAACTCGTAACAACCAGCGCGCGCATCTCAATCCCTCCTGGCAAAAACCTGGTCTTTGTTGACCCGACCAACCGGCAGATAGCCAAGGTTGCACAGATAGATGGTCGTGTCTGTATCTGGCATCTCAACAATCAGGACCGGCTTGTCGCGCCGCAACAGCATGTTGGCGCCCATCAGAATGTCCTGCTCGGCGCCCTGGGTGTCGATCTTGATGAGCTTCACCGGCGAAGTCAGGAACAGGTCGATAGGGAACACCCGGATCTCGCCCTTTTCAAAAGGGACAAAGCTCCTGGCGCCAGAGTTTGGCTTGTGGTCCACCTGAACCGATCCCCAGCCATTGGTGCGGCCCAGGGCAGCGTGGATCGGCTTGACATTCGGCAACATGGCCGTGTTCTCGACCAGACAAGCGTAGTTTTCAAAGTCAGGCTCAAAGGCCAAGACCTCAGAAAACACCCGCATCCGTCGCGTAAAGATGCCCACATGGGCGCCGGCGTCGATCGCCGTGCATTGATGGTCAATGTCGTCAACGTATCCCATCGCCATGTCGAACACGGCCTTCTGGTATTCCGTGACCTTGCCGTGGAAGTGATCGTCGTCGGCGGGAAAAACCAACCCGTCCCTCAGAACCTGTCTCATTCGAATCTTCCCTCCGTTTTCATCATTTCGTCGTACTCTGTCGTCCACCAGGAGGCGAACGGGCAGTCGCGCATGTGGTCAAACCAGGGACCGCCTTCGGTAAAGTGCATCAGCCGGGGCTTGACCTTCCACCGCTTGCTGTAACCGACCAGGAAGTTCCATCCAGGGTCTAGGGCGCCTATCTGCGCGTCGGTCAGCCATGAAAACCGATGCAGGAACTCGCCCGTCATAGTGTTGACGATGTTAGGCGTCAGCGCCCTGTTGGCCGGGTGCGAACAGTTCCACAAGATGACCGACGACCAGTTTTTGCGCGGATACCAAGACTGAATCTGGCCGTCCATCTTGCGCGTCGTTTCAGGAACGTGGTCGAGCTTCACGACCATGACGGCGTATCTGTTGTCCCGCTCGGCAAGCAACTTGCCGATGTCGTCCAACCAAAGGACATCGCAATCGGTAAACAGCGCCCAGCCCTGATAGTTCTGAAGCGCGGGCACCAAGAACCGGGTGAAGGCAAACTCAGTGCTGAACGGACGGCCATCCACAACGTCGTGCATGATGCCGTTCTCGGTCCGCCACTCGCGCGTGAACAAGCCAGACCCGCGCAAGTCTCTTGCCTTCAGGGGGCGGACAACCAGCGGGATTGACGACTTGCGCTGAGCAGAGAACATGGCGACATCAAACGCCTCACGTTCCCTGGCGTCGTAGCCTATCCAGTAGGGAAGGGGGTCAATCTCCATCGAAGACCACCTCAATCTGGCATGAACTGGTTGGGATGATGGCTGGCAGCGAGTTGAACATGCCGAACCACCAGTCTGGTGGCTGGATGGTCAGGTGCGCGTTGCGGCCATCGGGCAGGCTCTTCTTCGCCTTCTTTGTCGAAATAGAGAAGAAGGCAAACTTCTTGGCGCGGATGACGACGTTGAACATCGCACCCATGATTTCCTTGCCTTCAAGATGCTCCAGCACGTCGCAGCAAATGACGCCATCAAACGGTCGCAGGGCATTGGGCAGGACATCTATGCCAGGAACGGCAGGGTCATACATCGTCGGCTTGGCAACGCCCCACGCCTCATGGAGCTTCTGATCGTCGTACTGCATTCCCTGGCCGCTGCCATAGTCCAGGATGGTTTTGGCGCTATGCTTGTCAATCAGGCTCTTGATCTGGGTTGACCATTTGCGGGTGCTGTGGCCGCGGAAATGCCCCTCTTGGTGCATCTTCCGGTACATCTCAATGTTGCTCATGCGACCCTCTCGGCAACGACCCACATATCAAGGCCCTTTCGGTTGAACTTGGCGTCGTGGCTGGCTTCCTTCACATAGAACCCGGCCTTGTTCAGTTCCTGCACGAACTCCCGGACAGTCCAGACATACTGGTTGCCGATACTGCCTTCCCATTGGTCGCCGTACAGCGCCCATTGCCCGACGTTGAGGTAGCCCAGGGGCGTGGCAATGAGATCGCCCGCCGACTGACGCTCGCGCAGCAGAATTGCCTTGTCCAAGTCCGGCATTTCGATTGCCAGCAAACCCTGGACGCGGAGCTTGTCGTACCAATCGCGCAGCAGGTTAACGACCAGCCACCGGGGCATGGTCTGGACAACCCCCGTGCAAAGGATCTGGTCGATCGAGCCTGGGGTGGCGTCTAGCGGCTCGGCGTAGTTCTCGACATGCAACCAACCGGGGATCTGGTCCCCACCCAGCTTGAGGCGGATGATCTCGAATCCTTCCGCCTTGGCGCGTTCGTTGATGGTCATTTGACCAGCCTTTCGAACGTGGACCATTTCATGTAGACGCGCGGCTCGTTTTCGGGCTTGAACGGCTCCGGGTCAATCCTGACCACCAGGATGTCGGCGCGGCCAAGCCACCTTTCGCCCGTTGCCCAAGCGTCATTCTTGCGCTGCTTTGCTTCGACCAGCACCCGATTGCCGTCTTTCAGCACGGCTTCGACATCATGCGGGAAAGCGTCAAAAGCGCCAGAACCTGGCTGGCGCCGTGCCAGCAAGCCCAAGCCCTCAAACTGCTTGACGATCCATTGTTCCAAGCGTCGGCCCTTAGCCTTCGCAGACTTGGCTTTGATCATTTGCCCTCCAAGGCGATCTCGCCGTTTGCCATCATGTGTTCCAGCGCCGTGCCGTTCTGCATCTCGCGCACGGTAAAGTTCCTGCCAGCGATATACGCCAGCGCCAGCATCCTCTCCTTGTCCTCTCCCGCCCAAACCTGATTGCAGCCAGGCATGTGGTTGCGGTTGCCGGCAATCAGGAACGGAATCCCGCGTTGCAGGCACTCTACGGAAATCGTGCTGCCGAAAGACGCAAACGCGCCAAGGTTGGCATAGAAGTCCTCTTGTTTCGGCCCCTTTTCGTAGACCCGAAACTCAAGATTCGGCCAAATGTCCGTCGCCACACGCTTGACAACAAGGTCAAAATTAGGCGGCAGGTTGGCAAACCTCCGCATGTGGTCGCTTGGCGGCTGATAGGCCAAAATTTGACCACCTTGGGGCGGTTTATAGCCAGAAACCCGCAAAATCCCGGCCGAAAGTAGCTCATCAAGCCTCTTTCGGTCGTTTTCCGATGGCGTCCGGTAGGTGTTGCTCTGGCATTCAGCCGAAAAGCGGTAGTACCCGTCCCACTTGTTCAGCCCAGACGACCGATGGAACATGCCGTGATCGACATGAATCCACCGTTTGCCCTGAGCTTTGCAGCGCATCCTCAGATCCTGGGCGTAGAGGATGCCATAGTGCATGTTGTTATGCCCGAGTTCGTCCCCATGCCATGCTGGGGTTGCGCCCAGAAAGGACTTTGCCAGGATTTCGCCCTCGGGATGAGGCGCCCGGTACGGGATAAAGAACTTCAACGCTGCCATAATGCCCTCCAGAAACGAACTAGACTTATCTGCGGCGTCTCACCGCATATGGGTCTTGCGCAACCCCGCCGTGTTGCTCGGCAAGCTCACGCATTTCATCGTTATAACGATCTTGCTCCGTTGTCACCCTCAAAAACGCCGACAGGAGTAGCGTCGTTTCGTCATAGCAATGGTCCTCCTGCGTCCTGGTCGCCGGCCCCTTGTCGGGTTCCATCGTGTCTAGCACAAGGCCAGGCACCGTTCTCCAGAAATGTCGGCAGTTGGCCGTTACATAGAACATCGGAACCGTTTTGCCATCGTCCGACCGCTCGCCAACCAGCCGATTGACAATCTCGGTGTAGTTCGCCTTCCGATCGCGCCTGCCTTGCTTGAGGATGATCCGTCCATTGGTCGCAACGCGCATGTTCTGCTGCGGACTCGGCCCATCCTGACTCGCCCACATCTGCGGGTCAGCAATCCGCAAATCAATCGGCGGCAGTTCCATCTCCTGTTCCAGTTTTAGGATTTCGCGGGCAACCTCCCCCGACGACATGCGGCACCCCGTATCCGCCTCTCCAGACCAGCCGTACCACTCGGCAAACCGTATGACCGCCCCCTTTGGCAGATGAACCTCCGGGAACCCGTTCTTTGCTGCCAGCACGGCGCCTTCGCTTATCGTGTACCACCCCACCGAAAATGGCTTGGCTGTCCCCCAGTCCATAGCCATGACGTGCGTCCAATGTCTCGGTGGCTTGAAGTGCCGTACCATATGCTTCCCGCGCTCAAGCATCGAGAGTGCGGCTCCAGCCACCACATCCCAGTCGCCGTCCCGGAGTGCCTTGGCCCGTTCGGCTGACAAGGCGGTAAAGGTTCCCTCATAGTTCTCCACATCCAGGTAAGGGTTATCGTCCATCCGGGCCGGGATGTAGACGCTCTTCCACCCCTTGCTCCGCTTGGTCGATGTCGTCCGGTCATAGAACACGTGCATCGGCGGCGCCTGCTCGATGAACACCTCGCGCAGAAAGTTATGCGCCGGGCCTCCAGGGTTGCTGCCAATGACAATCCTGGGAAACATATCCTGCTGCGTCGGCTGCCACCGGCCAAGCCGCACTCGGGTCCGCAAGAACTTCAACTGATCCGGCAGGAACAACGCCCCCTCGTCCACCCCCAACCAGTGCATCTCCGCGCCCTGGTACTTGAAGATGTCCGCTTGGTCCTCGGCAAAACAGAACTGAAGGAAACTGTCGTTGTAAAACGTCAGCTTCCGATCCGTCTCCTTCCACGTCGCCACCTCGGGCGGAATCGCCATCTGCTGGATCGGAATCAGATGGTTGTCCTTCAACTCCGGATACGTCCTGCGAAACAGGTATGCCTGCAAGCCAGGGTTCTCCAGGCAGGCAATCAAGCCATCCATCCTGAGCGCGTGGCTCTTCCCGCCCCCAGCCGCCCCGCCATACATCACCTGCCTGGCGCGAACGGCATGCAGCACCTGCTGCTTAGGGCTTGGCAGGTAGTCCAAGGACCATTTGGCCATGACATGCAGCCTTTATGCGGGCGCGGGCGATCTCAACATACTCGGCCTCGCGCTCAATGCCGATGAAACGGAAGCCCTCCAGCGCCGCCGCCTTGCCGGTCGAGCCGCTGCCCGCGAACGGGTCGAGGACGGTGCCGCCCGGTGGGGTGACGAGGCGGCAAAGGTAGCGCATAAGGTCGGTGGGCTTGACGGTGGGGTGGTTGTTGTCGTCGCCGCGATCCGCCTTGCTTGCCTTCGCGCAGTAGAAGAAGCGGGCGGCGCTGCCGGAGTCGCCGAATCCCGTGTGCATGTAAATACCGCCGCGACTTGCGCCGCTGGCGACGTGTCGCCCTGGGTCGGTGTGCATTCGGTTCATGGGTTGCCCGCTCTTAGTCTCTGGAAACAGCCCCACCACCTCCTCGCTGCCGTCGTGGATCAGGTTGGCGGGCCAGCGGCCCTCGACGGTCTTGGGGCCTTGCCCGCCATCCCACTGGTCGCCAACGATGTTGTGAGAGCCTGGACGGATACCCTTGCTCTCAAAAGTCCTCTCGTCCGTCCCCACCCTGCACCCATCCACATTCAGCGCACCCGTGCCGTGCGCCAACACATTCTCCGCGACCGTGCCGATAAGCGGCTTGCGGGCGACGGTGATCGGCTCCAGCGCGGGCTTGAGGGCGGTGCCCCATCCTTCCCACCGCTTCGCGTCGTCGGTGACAGGCTCCGACGAGGGGATCATGTTTCCCTCGTCGTAGTACGCGGAATCTCGATAACCCTGCGCCGCGTTGCCTTTGTTGAGCGACGCCATGCCCCCTGTTTTCGGTCCCGGCACCTTCTCGCGCTCCGCGCCCGCCGCCTTGTCAATCGCCTTGCTCACGTCCAGCGACTTCGGGAAGCCCGACCCGTAGACCCACGCGATCATATCGCGGATCTCAAAGCCGGCATCTTCGATGCGGACGGCCATGCGGTGTTGCGTGCGTGTCCCGGCGAACGCCAGCAGGTGCCCACCGGGCTTCAGCACGCGCAGGCATTCCGCCCACACTTCGACGCTGGGCACGTCGTAATCCCATCGCTTGCCCATGAACGCCAGCCCATAGGGCGGGTCGGTCACGACCGCATCAACGCTCGCGTCCGGCATCTCTCGCATGACGGCGAGGCAATCGCCGTGGCGGATCTCCTGCATCACAGGACTAGGGCTTGGCAGGTAGTCCAGGGACCATTTGTTGGCCATCCAATACCTCCGGAGTCACATCGACCACCCCATGCTTCGCCGCAATCGCCTGGTCCCGGCTGACATTGATCTCAATGACCAGCTTGTCCTGCTGCACCCGATCCTGACGAAACTCCTCCTTACCAACATTCCGCTCCAACATCCACGCCGCCGCCCGCCAATCCTCCGACCGCATCACCTTCTCAACCAACGGCCTAGCCGCCAACGCACGAGCCTGGACAAACAACTGGTCAATCTGCGGCCGCGTCTGCCGCATCTTGCTCACCTGAGCCGTAGAAAGACCCGCCCCCTCACACGCCAACCCTATCGGCACCCCACGCGCCAACGTATCCAACGCCACCGCATACGCATCCAACTGAAACCCCTCCCCAACCCCACACCCCACCAACGCATCCAACCACATCTCAACACTCGTATACCCCTCCAACCCACCCTCCACCACAACACCCTGCCTCCGCGCCATAGCTCCTTCCCTCCGCTCATGATCCCAAGAAGAATACCTACCCTCAATCTCCCGACCCGTCACACCCCACCTACGCCTCAACCACCACTCCGACGCCCCAGCCTCCCAACACCTCCGTATCGCCCCCCAATCAACAATAACCTGCCTAGACCAACCACAAGGGATGGAATGGCGAGATCCATCAAATTTGATTTTTTTTGTAGGAAGCAAGGCCCGTTCTATTGGCAAGGGTGAGGACATACACGTAGCGCGCGCAGATCGTCTTGGCAAACCCCAAGGGCCGGGGGGGGGTGTGTCGTCGGCGATTCGTCAAGGGCCGGGGGGCGGGGGGCCGGTCGAGCGGCGCCGTCGGCTCTAGATCGCTGGCATTTGATATGTGTGGGTATGGCGTGATGTTATCACGGTCAAGATCGCTGGCATTTTAGATGTATGGCTATGTGGTGAGATGGGATGGCGAAGTGATGTCGGCTTGATTGTGCAGCTTCTGTCGGTTGCCAGTTCCGTCGGCCAGCGCCAGGCCGCGGGCCGAAGTCTGTCCTATCTCCCCCCTTACATCCCCTCTATCTGACCCTTGAATTGATGGAAAGCGGGGCTTGGGGGCTTTCTTCCCCCTGCCGAATCCATACAATTTTCGACAACCCCGTTTAAAGATTCCCTAGGGGCTACTTAAAGAAAAAATGCGGTGACAGATTGCCAGATTCCTATTCCCTAGTTGTGAATCACAACTATAATGATCGGCATAGGGTTTGGCGTGACGGTCCCGGCTGCCGCTCTACGCGGGGCGGCAGTGGGGAGCGCCAGGCTCCAACAACCCATAGGAGGCACAATGAAATACGATATCGAGTACACAGACACGTTCGGCGGTGAAGCAAACTATTGCTGGGTTAAGCGCCTGAGCATAAATGCGCCCAGCGACAAGCGCCGCGCAATCGTTCGCGCAGCGAAGGCGGCGCTTGCCCTTACTGGGCATCGCTGCAAGGTCTATGACAACGGGGACATGATCGAGATACGTCCATATCGGACTTTGACGATCGCTTTCGTCACCCCGGTTGGTAGCCATCATGGCCAAGAGACAGAAACTGAAGCGGTACCAGTATGAAGGGATGATCATCGAACAGGGCATGACCGGTGCGCCTGCTGTCCGAAATTGCAATCGGCATATTGTGGGTAATGGCGATGCTTTTTGTCGTCGCTAACCTAATTTTTTGGGGATGATTATGCGAATATTCACAATCTCTGACTTTCGTCGCGCCATGCGAATCGGGCCGTACGCATGGCCCGGGGGTTATCCCCTGTACTTTGTCACTGCGGACGGCGCCGCGCTTTCGTTTGCGGCCGCACGGGCCGAACGCCGGAACATCCTACAGGCTATCGCTTGGGACGATACCAACAGCGGCTGGCGTGTTATCGGCATGGATGTAAATTGGGAGGATTCCGAACTTGTCTGCGACCACACTGGGGATCGCATCGAATCGGCATACGGGGGGTGATGTCGCCTGGTTTTCTCCGGCCATCCTGAATCCAGAAGCACCTGCCGAATAGGCAATCGGGCGCCTGGTCTAAGCCGGGCGCCCATCCCCTTGCCCTTGGAGATGATAATGACCGAAAAAGAATTCGAGCGCCGTTATCATAAGCTCGCCGCCGATTGGGACTCCGGCAAGCTAACTGCCGATGAATATGACCGGCAGTATCTCGCCCTGTGCGCCGACTCTGGCCTATGCCCGGACTGGACTTGGCGCCACGGCGATTGCGATCCGCGGGGAGATTGATTGACCGGGCGCCTGGTCCACAAGCCGGGCGCCCATCTTCTTGCCCCAGATCCGCAGACCCAGCTTGCCATGCCATCCATAACCACAGCAGAAAAGGAAACACGCCATGCCCGATTATAACCCGGTTTATCTGCGGTATTGCGCCGAACACGGCGAGACCGATCCCGACGTCATGCTCGCGAAGGATTCGGAACGCTACACAGGCGGTCGCATGGCGGGCTTTCTGTTATGGGTGTCCGCCAAGCGCCGCGCGTTCCACACCTCAAACCCTAAGGCGTTCTTTCAGGGGAGCGCGGCGAGCGGCATCAGTGATCTAGGCGCATGGTATCGGTTCCTCGGCGTGCCGGCCAAGGAGGGGGACTAGACGTGCCGAACTATACCGCCCGCCTGGTCGGAAAGGACGAGAACGGCCGCAAGGTCTGCCTGGTCTTAGGAAGACGGCCCCGGCCATGCCCACCGATGTCGGCATATACAGCGTCACGCGGGCCTGCCGCTGCGGCGGTGGAGGAATTGTGCGAGATGGGGGATTTTCTCTCTTGCCGAACCGCACAAATTGTGCAATTAAGCGCACGCAACTTTATGGAGGACGATATGTACAAGGTCTATGCCGACTACGACGACGCCCGTCACGCGCTCGAGGAAGACGGCGGCTGGCTCCTTGAGAGCCAATGCGGGAGCGGCGCCTACATCGTGACCGACGATCAGGGTGTCGTTGAGGACATGCTGGGCGCCGACTACGTTGCCAAATGCGAGCGGCTACAAGTCTGGGATCAGACGATCGTTGACCGGCACCGGATGAACTAGGCCGAAACGGGGCAGACCAGCCCCGTCGTGGCGTCACGCGCCGCCTGAGGATGGCCCTCAGTAACCGTTCAACAGGAGACTGTTATGGCAAATATCCGCATCAACGCAATCTCATACGGCCAGCAATCTCCGGCCGAGATCAGCGTCGAAGCGCGCTATCTGTACAGCGCCCGTGAGGTTCTCGCTGGGGAAGCGACAACGCCCGATTTCTTCGAGGTATCCCTGCCCGACACCGGCGTCTGCCTCTCCATCAATGCGTCCGTTGCCGAGCGCCTGGCCCACGCAATTCTGACCGCCGTCGCCGAGCGTCGTCGCGATCTCGACGCTGCTCGCGGGCCTGCCGCTGTCGCTGCTGAACTGACGGAAGTCGCATGAGCCGGCACCCCGAAACAGAGGCTATCAGGGCGATTACGCGCCTGGTGGCCGAGGTCACGGGGGTGGAGGTGGCCGATATCCTCGGCCCCTCCCGATCCCGCCCTGTAACCGCTGCCCGCGCGCTTGCCGCTGCGCTTTGCGTGGATCTAGTACGAGGGGCGACTACGACGACGATCGCCCACGCTCTGGGTGGCAGGCATCACTCGTTTGCGGTCAGGGCGGCTCAGGCTGCGAGCGGGACGGCCAAGTATGCCGCCTTGAAGGCAATGGCAATCAAACTTGAGGAGGTACGCGCATTATGATTACGACGCTCAATCAGATCCGCAGCCACAAACCCTGCCGAGAGGGATGGGAAAAGTTGCTGCGGCATCTGGGCAAAACCACAGCCGCCGACGAGCCGTTGCCGATCACTGCGGTGCTTGAAAGCAGCGGGCTTGATGACGCGCTCTATTGCCTGCGTGCTGTTGAGGGACGAGAACGGGAGATCCGGCTCTATGTTACCTGGTGCGCGCGGCAGGTGCAGCACCTCATGACCGACCCCCGCAGTCTCGCAGCCATCGACGTTGCAGAGCGGTTTGCGCGAGGCCGCGCAAGCGCTGCCGAGTTGAGGCAGGCGGGGGAGGCAGCGTTGGCGGCGTATTCGGCGGCGTGGAGGGCCGCGGCGGCGGCAGAGCAGGCGGCGGATGCGGCGCATTGGGCGTGGACGGAGACGGCGTGGGCGGCGTCGGCAGCGGAGTCGGCGGGGTCGGAAAGGGCGGCGAGGGCGGCGGTGAATACTGCATATACGGCACGGCAGGCGGGCGCCGCGAAAGCCGCACAAGCCGACGAATTGCGCCGGATCTGCGAGGAGATCGAAGCGGGGCGAGACCCTTATCCGGAGGAGGCGCAGCCATGACCACCTGCGAAGCCTGTGACGGCGACGGTATGACCACGCACGAAGAACTCCTTCCCTGCATCTCAGGGGCGCCTGGCGGCAGATGGAGGGTCACGCGGGTGACTTGTGAGGAATGTGGGGGGAGAGGGTGGCTGGAGCTTCCCCCTCTTGACGAGGCCGACAACTTGTGATGTTGTTTGGGGGCCGGAGAGGTTCGCGCCTCCCCGGCTCCCTGACAACGCGGGCCTCGCAAGCCCCGGTGTCGCGGACCCAGCCTTAGCAGAGGCGGGTCAAGTGTCGGAGCAATCTGGCACGTGATCCCCAATCTTGCAAGGCTGAACGCGGATGGCCGTCTGCCGGCTACGTCGCTGCGCCCGAGCGGGTAAGACAGCAGGAACGACGTTCAAGCGAAACCAGAACGATGCCTTGAAAAAGAGGCGCGCAGTCCGGGCGAATTGCATCGTCCGGTTCTGCCACCGCGATATGGAGACAGTCTTAATCGGGGTGTGGTGGGGTAGTTGCCATCACATCGGATCGCCGCCCCGGCCCATTGCCTGCTCAGGCTCAAAGGTGACTGATGCAATCTGCTCCGGCGGCTCCAGATGGGACCCAAAAGCAGAAAAAAGCTCCGACTTTCTACGGATGGTCGGAGTCTGCCCGCACACCACCCCAAAAGCAGACTGGTCTGAACAGGGGAGAGGATGGAGAGATGAAGAAGAAGTCGAGAAGGGTTCACTACCTCAGTTACATACGGTCGCCTGAGTGGGCCAAGAAGAAGCGGATGTTCTTCTCATCAAGCATGTGGAAGAACAACCCGCCTGGCAACGAAAGTGGCTGGAAGTGTTATTGTTGTGAGGCCGACAATGTTCCGCTTGATGTTCACCATCGGAGTTACAAGCGTCTTGGCAGAGAGAACATTGCCATAGACCTGGTTGCGGTTTGTCGGCTTTGCCATGAGGAGATCCATCTTGTTGGCAAGAGAGACAAAATCGACGTCTGGAAGGCGACCAAGAAGGTCAGGAAACTCGTCGTGGCGAGACTGAATTCTTGGTCGGCATAGCGAAAAGCGAACCATCAACGGAGGCAATTATGAAGAAGGATGAAGGTACAAGTGCGAAGAGGGCGCTGATGTACTGGTGCCGTATTGCTGGCATCAGGGGAGGTACGAAGCCTGAGAGGTTTGCGAGCTTGGCGGTTGCTAGGTGGGGCTGCCAGCTTTCAGGGGTCTACACGGCGAGAGGGTACTGTTACCCGAGCCTTGCTAAACAAGTGGAGGCGATTGTGAAGAAGGAAAGGAAGGCAATCGAGCTTCGCAAGGTCCGCGCGAGTGAGGCGCAAGAACTGAGACGCAAGGGGCTGATCTGATGCCAGCTTACTACAACGAGATAGACCCGTTCGCTGCCGCGTGGCTTAGAAACTTGGTCGCTGCCGGGCACATAGCGCCTGGCGATGTTGATGAGAGGAGTATTATTGATGTCAGACCCGACGACCTCAAGGGATACACCCAAGTCCATCTGTTCGCCGGCATCGGCGGATGGAGCCTCGCCGCGCGCCTCGCAGGATGGCCCGACGACAGACCTCTTTGGACAGGTTCTTGCCCCTGCCAACCATTCTCGTCGGCAGGGAAGCGCGGAGGCACCGCCGATGAAAGACACCTCTGGCCCGAGATGTACCGGCTCGTCAGCGAGTGTCGCCCTTCAGTCGTTGCTGGAGAGCAGGTTGCGAGCAGCCTTGGGCTTGGATGGCTCGACAACGTATTCGCTGACTTGGAAGCCCAGGGTTACGCCTGCGGGGCGGAGGATCTCTGCGCTGCGAGCGTCGGCGCCCCGCACATCCGACAGAGATTTTTCTGGGTCGCCACCAATTTGGACGCAATGCCAAGAATGCGACAATTTTGTGTGCAACATCCACAAGGTTCACGCGCACGATTGCGAGTGTCCAGACTTGGAGACGATGGACGAGAACGGCATCAATCCTTACGAAGACCCGGCCACGATAGCGGGCTGGGCGACGCCAGCGGCAAGGGATTACCGTTACGCGAACGCGCGCAGCTATCAGGAGAGAACGGGGACGAAGAAGGGAGAGCAGTTAGCGAACCAAGTCGTTCATTCTGGTCCCTTGCCGACTGGCTCCTCTGCCGAGACGGGAAAGCCCGGCCAGTTGAACCCGGCACATTCCCGTTGGCTCATGGGATACCCGGACGCGTGGGACGCTTGCGCGCCTACGGCAACGCCATCGTCCCGCAAGTCGCGGCAGAAGTCTTGAAGGCAATCAGTTGATGGAGGCAATTATGAAGTTCGATCTACGACCACTGAAGTTCCTTTCGGCGCAGGAGTTGGCGAAGCGGATGAACTGCTCCGAGGAGGCGATCCGAAAGCGCGTCCGAAAGGGCCGGCTCGGCATCAAGCTCGGAGGCCGCTGCTTGATCTCGGAGGAGGAGGCGTCAACAATGAAGGTCAGGAGGTATCTATGCAAAAGGTAGACCTGGTGCGCGTGTTGATCCTGTCGATCGTCCTGGTGGCGATCGGGGTCTGGTCAGCATGGGTGGCGTCATGACCCCCGCGACCTTCGTGCTGTATGTCCTGGCCTGCACGATCTCGCCGCCCCCGCGTGATTGCGTGGTGGTCATCTCAGAGGTGCCGACAGTCCAGGACTGCCGCGTTGCCTACGACGAACTGAAGGCGTCACTACCACCCGGCATGGCGCTTGGATTCCCCGAGTGTCACCGGATCAGAAAGGAGAAGTCGTTATGACTGAGAGAGAGAAGCTTGCCCTTCGCATCGGCTCCGCCAAGTGGCCCGACCGCTGGCAGACCTGGACGGAGGTGGAGAGGTCTTTCTACTGCACCTTCATCGAGGACATCCTGATCGCGATCGAGGCGGCAGGAATGACTGTCGTGGAGCGGGAGGACGGACGATGAATGACGTACTGGATGATCTGCGAGCCGCCGCAGACTATCAGATCCGAATGAGCGGCTCTGCCTCCGACTATCTGCTGGAGGCCGAAAATGAGATTAAGCGGCTGCGCGCTGAGGTCGAGCGGATGCGGGAGGAGATGCCCGTGGCCGAATCTCTCAGGGTCAATGCCAAGTGCGCGGAGATCGAGCGCGACGAGGCCCGCGCTGTTGTTTGGAAGCAGGCCAAGGAGAACGCGGATCTTCGGGCCGAGGTCGAGCGGCTGACCCGAGAAATCAGCGAGGCGCGGGCCGAGGTGGCGCGACAGGCGGCAGAAATCTGGACGCTCATGCGAGCGTGGCGTAGCGACGACGAGGCACGGGCTTACATTCAGGCGAGGAGGAGGAGGGAGGCCAAGCCATGAGCGACAAGATTGCGGAGATCCGCGCGCGGCATGAGATCAATGACCGATATCGCGGCTGGCATCCAGGGGCGCACAAAGACCGCGCCGCGTTGCTGGCCGAGGTCGAGCGGCTGCAAGGGCTGTTGAATGGCTTCAGCCGCGACATGGTGGAGGAGATCGAGCGGCTGACCCGCGAACTCAACGAGGCGCGGGCCGAGGTCGCACGGCTGCTCTTAGGATCGGAGGTTCTCGCCAGCCATCAAGGCTCACCGGGACGAGAGTGGCACGGCGCCGGGGCGTGGCTGTATCCCGGCGACACCATCAACGTCGTTCGCGCGCCGTTGGAGGCCAAGCCATGAGCGCACATCTATGCCTATCGTGTCGCCATGCGGAGTGGCGGCGACATAAGAGTGGCCGGTTGACAGGGGTCGGATTTTGCGAGGCCCCCGCCCCAAAGCTGCCCGACCTGCCAGCATCGAAATGGTGGCCGCATACGGGCATCAATGTGCGCGGCGGCGATATCTATCGCAAGAGCAATTTTCCTATCGCCAATTGCCACTTCTACGAAAAGGGCACCCGATGAGCAGATATACGATTGAGCAGATCCGCGCGGAACATGAATCTAAATCCAATGGGGAGCGACAATATGTATGGGTGCTCCATGAGCACCGAGCCATTCTTTTGGCTAAGATTGATAAGCTGCGCGCGGAGTTTGAACGCGCGAGAGCAGATGCCTGGGACGAAGGCTACGGAGAGCATCGGGAAAGGATGATCAAGGCTGCTCGTCACATTCCGCGCAATCCATACAGATGAGCAGCCCAAGCCATGACCAACCACCGCCCCGCCCCGCTGCCCGTCCGCTTGTGGTTGCGAATGACCGGATTCTCCGGAATAACCATGCCCTGGGGGGTCGCCTATTACCGATCTTGGCCACCACCTGATTGGCTGCAACGCCATGAGCAGGTTCACCTTGATCAGATCCAGAAGTATGGAGCCTGGGGGTTTCTTGCCCGCTATGCGATCGGCCTGGTCAGACATGGCTACTGGAACCACCCGATGGAGATTGAAGCAAGGAGAGCCGAATGAACTTCGAGGCATTTTATGGCGTGTACCCAAGGAAGGTCGGCAAGAAAGCAGCCGAAAAATCGTGGGACAAACTCATCAAAATGGGGACAAACCCAAACGAAATAATCGAAGGGGCGAAACGCTACGCTGCTGCCAAACGAGGGACTGACCAGCAGTACATCGCCCATCCTGCGACCTGGCTGAATGCCGGGCGCTGGCAGGACGAGGTCGGCGCCCCAGAGCCAGAAGAGCCGACATGGAGGACAGACAACAAGCTGGTCGCGCAAATGCAGGCAACACGCGACATCCACCGATTGCGCGACAGCCTGATCGAGCGGACCCGCGAACATCACAGGGGACGCATCCAGGAGGCTGCGCGACGGCTCGGCATTGACGAGATCGAGATGTGGTCCTGCCTGCTGCCTGGCGGCGATGGCATCCAATCCAGGGCATGGAACGCGGCATCCCTGCATGTCCTCGACAACAAGCCGGCGCCGCAAGCGTTGCCGATCCATCAGGAGCATTGGATCAGCGCGCGGGATCGGAACGAAAGTCGAACGAAATACGGGCCGAAACCCAAAAAAATATCTTCACACGACGAAGAAAATGTGCATGATGCGCTTCGTTCGTCACACAAGGAGGACGTTTATGACGATACCGCAGCAGAAGTCTGACGCCTGGCATGCGGAGCGCCGCAAGTATATCGGCGGCTCCGACGCCAACATCATCATCAACGGCAGCGATGCTGACCGTTACAAGCTCTGGCAGGTCAAGACCGGACAAGCCGAACCGGATGACCTGAGCGACGTTTTCCCCGTTCAGCTTGGTTCTTTCACAGAGCCGTTCAATCTCGCTTGGTTCCAGAGGAAGACCGGCTTTGTCTTGGTCAATAACCCTGGGCGCTTTGTCGCGGCCAACGGGTTCATGGCGTGTCAGCCCGACGGCATGCTGTCGGATGCGCTGGTTGAATGTAAGCACACGGCCGAGCGGTTTTCCCTGGAGGATTCGGTCCGCAAGTACCAGCCGCAGCTTCACCACGGCATGATCTGCACTGGCAAGAGCCGCGCCTTCCTGTCGGTCATCAGAGGCAACTCATACGACTATCAGGAAGTCGAGTTCGACCCGGCTTATGCCGACATGTTGATCGCTGCCGAACGCGAGTTCTGGGATTGCGTCGGACTGAACATGCCGCCTGGCCCCGGCGCCCCAATCGAAGCCCCCGCGCCGACCAGGGTCATCGACATGACGGGGAACAACGAGTGGGCAGACGCTGCCGCCGAATGGTTTGCGACAGCCGAAGCCAGCAAGAAGTTCGACCGCGCAGCCAACACGCTGCGTTCCTTGGTGCCGGCGGACGTCAAGGCGGCGTCCGGTCACGGCATCGCATTGAAGCGTGACAAGCGTGGCGCGCTTCGCATCTCGGAGGTGAAGTGATGAGCGACGAACAGAAAGCACTGGCGGCTCTCTACGCCGCGCTGGCTGCTGCCCAAGGCAGCATGGCGAACCCGGTCAAGAACCGGGAGGTCTCGGTCAAGTCTGATCGAGGCGCTTACAAGTTCGCATACGCAACGTTGGACGCGATTTTGGACGGCATCCGTGGACCTTTGTCGAGCAACGGACTGTCATTCACCCAGACGCTGGAGCGGCACCCTGAAGGTCAGATGATGTGCCTGCGGCTCTATCATGCCGCTGGCGGGCAGATCGCGACCTGCATGCCGATCGACGCAAAGGCGCAGAAGATGCAGGAGCTTGGTAGCTTGATCACCTTCGCGCGACGCTACCAGATCGCTGCCTTCTTCGGCCTAGCCGCGGAGGAAGACGATGACGCGAACGCTGCCGATGGCAACACGATCACGTCGAAGACCGACAAGGCGCCGCCTGCCGCGAAGCCAGCAGAAGACCAGACGCGCGCACATTTCAAGGCGATCCGCGACGAGATCATGGCTGCCGGCGACGCAACCGTGATCGCCTCGATCATCATGAACCGCAAGGAACAACTCCTTGCGATCAAGAAGGTCAGCGAGGCCGGGTATCAAGCCATCATGAAGGCCAAGGACGATCGTCTGGCCGAACTCGAAGCTCAGGAGGGAAACAATGACTGAACGTCTCGACGCAATCTGCGCGGTCCCCGGTCGCAACGGCAAAAGCTACTGGACGCGCGTTGGGACTGCCTTCAAGTCCAAGAAGGGAGACGGCTACACGCTCTTCCTTGACTTCATCCCGGTTCACAAGAACGAGGACGGGAAGCTCGTCATCGCTCTCAGCGTCCCGCGCGAGAGAGGCGACGCGCCGCCGGCTCGACCCCAGCAGCGCAGCCAGGATCTTGACGACAGCATGCCGTTCTGATGATCCGGGACGACGACATCGAGCGTCACCTTGAGGCGCTTGAGGCGCTGGGCGAGAAATCGGCACTCGCCCGCGCTGACGCCGACCATGCCGAAAACATGCTCAAGACGGTTTATGCCCATGAATACCTGAAATCAGACCTACCGAGGACCGCCGATCGAGAGGCCGCAGCGTACGCCAGCGAGGCATACAAGCAGGCCCTGGAGGAGCGGAGGAGTACATTCATTGCAGCCGAGAAGCTGCGTCACGAACGTGCCTGGCGAGAAAGAATCATTGACGCCTGGCAGACCATGAGTGCCAACAGGAGGAAAGTGTAATGGAACCCAGTCTTGAAACCCCGCCGGCCCCGGCACGAAAGCGCGGCCGACCCAAGAAGGCCGTCGCGGCATCCAAGCTCGCCACCCCTCTCTTTGCTGGGATGGCTGAGCGCCACCCGATTGCCTACGCCGTCGCAGTTCTGCGGCTGATTGGCAATGTCTCGACCGAAGACGAAGTGAAGGCGCTGGCAGGTGCCGCGGCATCAGAGTTGGAAGCGGCAGCCAAGTGACCATCTGCGGGCGCGGGACATCGACATGGCTTTGAGCCTCCTGCGCCCGTTTGATTCGTTCTTGCTGGTCGAGCCAAACCAAGATCAGATGCTGCGACTGGTTGAACGCATCCGGTCTCGGCACTCTGCCAGAAAAGACCGCTTCGCGTGGGCATGGGTTGAAGGAGGGATCAGAGTATGGCGGATACTGTAGATCGTTCGACGTACTTCACGCGCCATGAACTGGCATGCAGGCACACCGGCTTGTGCCTCATGGACAAAGAGTTCATGGAGGCGCTCGATAGGCTGCGTCTGGCGTATGGAAGCCCGATGATCCTGTCTTCTGCCTACCGCGATCCTTCCCACCCCGAAGAGGCCGGGAAAAAGACCACGGGGTATCATCCGAAAGGACGTGCCGTTGATGTCCTGGTCTCTGGCCGCGATGCTCACCGGCTTGTCGGCCTGGCTATCATGGCCGGTTTTGGTGGCATCGGGATCAGCCAGAAGGGGCCGCATGGTGGGAGGTTCGTCCACTTGGACAACCGCTCTGCGGCCACGATCTGGTCGTACTAGCCTGGGAAAGTGAACTTCACTGCCGAAGAGCGAGCCACTCCCGTTGAACGTCAGCGTTGAAGAGCGAGCTAAAAAAGCAGGACATCAGAGAAAATGAGCGAGCCATCGCCGCGGAACATCACCCCAGCGCAAGCGAGCCAAACGATCGGAACTGCAAGTAGCTGAAGCGAGCCAGGACCTGAACAGCAAAACGCATTAGCGAGCCAGATACAAGGAACATCACGGCGTTTGAGCGAGCCAATAGTCGGGAACAAAGCGGGCAGAGCGAGCCACCTGGACGGAACGACATGAAACCAGAGCGAGCCAAGCGATGGGGAACATCAGTGTCGAGGAACGAGTCAGACCTACCGAACATAAAAGACGAGAACGAGCCAAAGATTCGGAACACAACGCGCGAGAGCGAGTCACCCTGAGCGAACATCATAATGCGGGAGCGAGCCACACTATCAGAACATCAAAGTTCGGGAGCGAGCCATCATCCGCGAACATCAAAACCCTGGAGCGAGCCTCGGGTCCGGAACAGCATCGTCCGCGAACGAGTCAGCAGCATCGAACGTCATTGAAGTCGAGCGAGCCAAGCATGACGAACATCATTCCTCGCGAGCGAGCCGATGGGACAGAACATCATGTCCCGCGAGCGAGCCAGGCCCCGCGAACATCAACATCGAGGAGCGAGCCATATGGCGAGAACATCAGTCTCGATGAGCGAGCCACAAGGCCTGAACATCAAGTGTGACGAGCGCAATCAACCCATTGGAGGATATTATGGAACTTGAGTCGATCATCACCAAACTCACCCGCGACCTGAAGAAAGCCTCTTACACACTGAGCGACGATGAGGCGCGCTTCCTGGTCGATTCCTATTACAACATGCAGGAGAACCGGATCAGATCCGCTTCACAGGTCCGTGCGCTCAGCAAGAGCAACGAACCCCACGAAGTCCTGACCTGGTTCGAAAACAACGCAGACACCCTGGAGCAGTCGATCAAGGTCGCCCTGGACGCCTACAGCGACGCGCACCCGGTCGGATCGTGGGCGAGGTCGATCGTCGGCATCGGCCCCGTCACCGCCGCGGGTCTGCTCGCACACATCGACATCACGAAAGCCCCGACCGCAGGCCACATCTGGAACTTCGCCGGCCTCAATCCGTCCGTCAAATGGATGAAGGGCCAGCGGCGCCCGTGGAACGCCAGCCTCAAGACGCTCTGCTGGAAGATCGGCGAGTCCTTTGTCAAGACCCACAACAACGAGAACGCCTTCTACGGTCAGGTCTACAAGGAACGGAAAGACTTCGAGATGGAGCGGAACCTTGCCGGCAAGCTCGCCGATCAAGCCGCTGCCGTTCTCGCCACCAAGAACATCGGAAAGGACACTGACGCTTATGCCTGGTACAGCGGCTCTCTCACGCGAGGCAAGGCGGCAGAGCTACTTGCCGACCTGAAGGCAGGAGCAGCCAAGAAGGCGGCTGGGAAGCCTGGCAGCGGGGTTCCGATGCTGCCCCCGGCACACATCCACGCCAGGGCCAAGCGGGCGGCGGTCAAGCTGTTCCTGTCCCATCTGCATCACGTCTGGTTCACGACGGTCAATGGTGTGGAACCCCCGAGACCGTATGCCCTGGAGCATCTCGGCCACGCCCACTATCTGGCGCCGCCGAACTGGCCTATGGCTTCTTCAAAGCCGAAGCAATGACCGGGGCGACCTTCTCCACGCTTCGGCCAATCACGTAGCCGCCAAGTCCGATTTCGATCAACCCCAGGAGGCGCAACTCCAGCGCCTCCGACACCCCTGGCGCCGTCCAGCCAGACCACTTGGCGACGATCAAGCCGACGAATACCATCATGGTCAGCGGGCGCCAGTTCCTTTGCAGCCAGGACTCGCCCGCTGCTTCCGCCTCGATGACCTTTGCTGCCGCCGCCTCAATCTGAGCCTGGTTTGCGATCAGCGCCTCGTTCATGCGGGCCTGGATCTCCATGCGCTTCAGTTCGTCTTCCGCATTTGGGAAAACCGACTTGGCAACTTGCCCCAGGATCGGGCCAAGGACGGGCAGGATTGCTGCGAGCATCAGATTTTCTCCACAAGAATTGACCAGCGATGATGGTGAACGGGCCGCTGACCGGCGACGCGCCAGCCCTCACCCACCGGCCTGTCTACCGGCCACCACCTTACGAGAACGCTTCCGCCGATTGGGAGGTCGGTAGGCTTTCGGGTCGATGCAGAAGCCAAGGGGTCCACGACACGGCTCAAAAGGGCGCCCTGGCGGATTACCCTCGCGCAGTTCCGAGATGTGCCCAATGAGGCAGTCCCCTGCGGTCTGATCGGCCCAAGCCTCGTCATCGTCTGCGCTTCGGCGCCGCTCCATTCGCCGTCTCCCATCGCTTCCGCTTGAACGCCAGGATCTCAACCGCCTCGGACAGATCGGCATAGCACTGGATCGCCGCTGGACCCTGGCGGGACGGGTCCACCACCGCCGCTATCGTCGCGCCATGCTGCTGAGCAGCGTACTGGTGTCGATCGGCATACTCATCAAGGTACTTGTACCCGCGCGCCCGCAGCAGCCAATGGGGCTTGTGCCCCTTGTCGGCGTCCTCGCCGCTGAAGATTTCCCAATGGTGCTGATGCCCCGCCGCCAGGATGTCGGCCTCGCCCGCCGAGAACCTCTGCGCCCTCATCGGCCCGTGGAGCGGGTTGTACATTGAACTGCCCTTGAAGTCGTGAGCCGCCCAGAGCTTCACCGAATGGTCCCCTGAAGCGATCTCGACCTTGGCTTGCCAGTCCTCCAGAGCGGCCCCTCCGCGAGCCATCCAGTCCAACGGGTCGCCTTGGCCCTGGGACTGGCTCCACAGGTCATGGTTGCCCTTGACAAGCAACAACCACGGGACGGCTTGGAAGAACCACTCAGCGAGCCGCCAAGCCCGATCGCGGGTCACGTCCTGGTTGGCGTACAACCTCTGGAGCTTGCCCGACCAGTTATTGGTAGCGTCCCCCAGCATGATACCGTGGACGTGAGGCGTCCGCATGAGATCCACGTCGCGGCGCAGCAAAGGCCAGTTGCATCCGTTGTCGTCCAAATGAGGGTCGCCGACGAAAGCCAGGACATACGGGCCTGGTTCCTTCAGCGTGAACCGCATCCATTTCTTGGCGGCTGCATGTTCAGCCCTGCGCCCAAACCGCTCGGACAACTGCTCAATGAGCTTCTCGACCGGGATGTCATCCGATGGGATGGTGGGCGGGTCGAACCGTGCCGGCTGCGCTGTCTTGTGGCCGGGCCATAGAGACCAGTCGATCTTGCGCCCCGCCGCCGTTTCGATGCGGTGTATCTCCCGGTAGCCGCACGACCCATTGAGGCCCATACGAATCGAAGCCTCGTAGATGGCTCCGTGTTTCCCCTTTTTGTTGACTACGCCGGGAGGGGAAAACCCATCTCTCAATGCCTCCTCTATCAACTGGATGCGCCTAAGACCTTCATCACGGCTGATGGATGGGGTTGGCATCAGAAGCCTATCTTCTGCACGACCCAAGCGGCTGCGGTGCCGATTACCGTCATCAAGCCGCCGATCTTGAGCGCCAACCACCAAGCGCCTTTGCCCATGTTGGCTGCATCGAGAAGCTGCTGGACCTTTTCCTCCAGCCGGTCAAACCGTTCATCGGTGCGCTTGTCGCGGTTCACGCGCGCCTGGATGAACTCGTCAAGACGGCCCTCAAGCCGCCCAAGGTCGCGGTTGATCTCGTCTGGCATGACGCCCTCCGTTAGAACAGGTCATTCCATGAAGTTCCGTTGTAGCAACGCAGTTTGTTTGTGCTGGAGTCGTAGTATGTCATCCCGGCCCTGGGAGACGCCGGTGCGCCACTCACTGGCTGGAAATGGACAAAGCCGTCACCAACAGAAAATTGCCGCCCAAGGCGGTTGAATTGGTCTGTTTGACCAGATGAGCGCACGTAAAAAATAATTTCGGTTGGGCAGTTGCCCTGAGTCACGACCCCTGTCGTCATCGTCCTGATGGACGCCGGAGTAATTAGCCCGTTGGCGCCAGAAACTGCAGATGTTTGCCATACGATTTCACCAATCGTCCTGCCAGATGCAAGCGCCGTATTCGGTCGGCTGGTGGGGCTTGAATACTCAAATGCCGTGCCCCTAATGCGGAAAAAGATTATTCCGTTTCCAGCTTCATTTTCAGAAGAAAATGGATCATAAGACCTCATTGTGACGTAATTTAAGCTTGCAGGAGCGGATACAGTCCCGACGCTTTCAATTCTTAGCCCCTGCCCGTCAAACCAAGACTCATTGGCAGTCGAGGACGCAAATGTAATCCTGTCTTGAGGAGTTGACTGGGACCCATAGCGACCGATTAGAGAGGTCGCATTCCCAATGTTTATAATTGTAGCGGATGCTTGGCCGCGAAGGACTGGGACGGCAGCGTCAGCAGCCGTCGTGTTTGCTAGAAATGTGACAGTTGAAGACCCTGTGAAAGCCGGGATGCCGCGCGAGCCGGCGGCGACAGCCGCGCCAACCGCCTCCAAGCTGGCATAGTAGTCCGTCCAGGAGTCGATCAGGTTGGCGAAGTCAGAAGCCCTGGGCTTGAAGTTGGCGACCCAAGTTGCCTTCAGCGTGGCCTTGCTCAGAGCAGTCATGGCGCGACCTCCGTGACGGAAATGGAAGAAACGATGGCGCCCCCATACAACCTGCCACCGCTCTGCCCATTGAACGTAAATGTTCCAGATGCGACACCTCCTCGCACCCTGAATGTCAACGGACTTGTGGTGGCTGCGGTCGCCTCATATCGGAAAGACACCTGCATCATGGCATTCGCCCGGTTGGCCGCGGCAGTGCCGCCGGCAGCAACCGCGGTAACGGTGGCATCCTGGAACAGGGCAATCGTCATGTCGCCGACAGATGTGGCGCAAAACACGTTCACATCCACCAGCAAGAGATTGTTTGCGCTGCGCGGCGTGATCGTCGCCGTCATCAATTCAGCGCCCTCTGTGTTCAGAGGTGGCGTGTCGTCATACGGCAGGGCAGTCGTATTCGTCGCCACAGACCCGCTTCTGGTTGATACCCTCTGGACAACACCCGTCCACCCATAGGCCGCATCCGCCGCCGTGCCACCGCTGATGAGCGACTGTCCCGTGGTCCCCACCCGCGCCACCTTCGCCAGCGTGATCGAGTTGTCCACGATCGCCGCCGCCGACACAGACGCTGCCGCCAAGTTTGCAGCCGTGACCGTGGACTGCGTTGCCAACGTCCCCAACCCCAGTTCCGTCCTGGCCGACGCTTCCGTGGCCGTGCCGAGCAAAGCCTGACCCTCGGCTCCGACAGCCAGGAACGAAACCGTAGAGGTGCTGGCAAAGTTCACCACCCCGGTAGACCCCGCCGAGACGGCTTGGCCGAGTGCCTGGAGACCAACGGAAAAGTCAGTCCAGGAGTCGATCAGGTCGCTGAAGTTGCTTGACGTGGGCTGGAAGTAGTTGACCCAGATCGTCTTCAGCGATGCCTTGCTCAACGCGGGCATGGGAGCCTCAGTAGTTGCGGTTGCGGCGGCAGGGGTTCGTCTTCTGCGCCGGGATCGGGGCCGACTTGTTGCCGCCGGTCGGGTACTTGCAGTTCACCTTGCACTTCATTTGCGTTTTCCTTTCTTCGCCATGCCGGCTTCCGAGAGCGCGATGGCGATGGCCTGGCCGCGCTTCTTTACCACAGGTCCACCCTTGCCGGAGTGCAGGGTGCCACGCTTGTACTCGCCCATGACCTTCCCGACCTTGGCCGGGCCTTTCATCTTCTTCATCGTTCAGTCTCCTGTTGTCCCATGTATGAGGTGCCACGTTCATATATCGCGCTTGCAAGAGCGCCAGCAGCACCAGCGCCGGTGGCGCCTATTGCAGAGCGTTGGGCCTGAGTTATGCGGCCACGCTCGATGAGATAGAAATAATACTCTGGATCAAGCATCGCCATCGCCACCTTCTGCCTTTGCGACTCAGAAAAGTTTTGGATGGCTCTCCTTACGATGGCCCCGGTCCTTGAAAGTGGGGCGAACACGAATGGAAGTTTTGCCCGAATCTCTGACACCCCAGGCGCCACCTGTTCTGGCCCCGCAGCCTTCCCCGCCGCAGCAGGGCGGGCGATCTGCATGGAGTTGGCAAGCTGCCGAAGACGCTCCGGGAAATCCTTGTCAACAACCTTGGCAAACCATTCGTACCGCGACCTGTCGCCCTTCTCCAAAATGTCCAGAACCTTCTCAGCATCAACAACGCGGGTTCCGTCTGGCTTGGCAGTGGAAGCCTCCGTCATTATGCGGTTCTTGACATATGCCTGGACGGTCTCCGTCAAGTTGGAGCCTGGGTTGTTCGCATCAAAGCGCCGCAGCCGCTTCATGACCTCCGACGCTTGCGTTGGGTTGCCGTCGTTGTAGAAACTTGTGAACCATTTGCTCGGATCTTGCCCGTCTTTGACCCCAAGTACGCGGCGCACTCCTTGCGACCAGCCAGCAATGCGGTTCATGTCGCGAAGTTCTTTTTCGCTGAAGAAGTTTCTCAGGACGCCGCCGTTGTTCCTGATGTAAGTGTTGAGGGCTTCAACATTGACGTCTTGCGACCGCTTTGCAGTCCATGCCCCAGCAGCACGGGCCATGTCCCACCGCAAAGTGGAGCGGATAAGCTCCCGCTCATTGGTGGCCCCATAGGTCTCAAATACGCGAGCAATCTGAGCAGCGGCTTCGGGGTTCCTCAACAGTTGTTTCGCAAAAACCTCGTCAGCGATCGTGTCGCCGCCAGTTGAATTTGTCGAAATGAACCGCCTGATCCCGCCTTCCCAAAATTGCTGCTTGACTTGCGCGTAAGCCTTTTCAGCGGCAGTCAAGTCCGTTACAATCCTTTCGCCGTCAGGGAGTTGGCGAAGGGCTTCATTGCGATCCGCGATGAGAGCTTTCTTGATCCCGCGTAGAACGGACTGATTTACCGTCCTTTCGCCGCCAGCACTCCGCAAGAAAGCGTCTTCTTCTTCGCGGATGACGCGCAACGTCGCTTCGATGTTGTTGTAGTTGACTCGGACAGGTTCTGCCTGTGGCGGTCCCATGCCCATGCTCTCGCGAAGAACAGCAGATTCAGGGCTTAGCTCTGGGGCCTTCGGCGTCAACCTATTCAGAATGGAGTCAACCGCGCGCTTTGTCGGCTCGTTCAAAGGTTGCGCCAAGTTGGCCTGTATCCGCTCGACCTCTTTGTTCAGCCGCGAGATCGTCGTCGGGGCCAGCGACTCAAGATCAAGGCCACGTTGCTTCGCCGACTCAATGGCGTTGCCGGCGACCCTCGTCATGTTTCGTTCAAGAGTTTCAAGCGCGCCGCGCAACTGCTCGCTAGTCTGGACATCAGACGGGTCGATGAACGCTTGCGTTGGCTGCGCTGGAGCGCCCGTTACTCGACTTGTGGCAGCAGGAGGAACGGCAGTCGCCTCCATGCGGGCCATCGTAGAGCGCATGGCGTCTGGCGCGACAGTCTCGACTTGGCGCCCCAATTCACTAGGCGGGACGAACTGGCCGCTTTCCGGCACGGCAGCACCCCTCGCCCCAAGTGCGCGCGGAGCTTCTTGCAGCCGACCCAGCGTGTCCTCTATCTGCTTCGTCCTTTCCGCAAGACTGCGACCCGCTGGTCCTTGCTGCCGTTCTAGGTATTGCTCTGTGGCGAGCAGTTCGCGCCCAACTGGTGTTTCGCCAGCAAGACGGCCTGTCGTCATCTGCTGAGACAGGAGTTCTGCTTCAGCAGGATCAATGCTCCCCGTGCGCCTCAGAATTTCGCGTCGGCGATTGACCTCCTGGACAATTTCCTCAACAGGACCAGGGTCAGGCAAACCGGCGCGCATGAAGATTGCTTTGATGGCGCGCATAGCCATCAAGCCACCAGCGGCGCCAAGGGCCTCCAATCCGCCGACAAGCCCCGCTCGGACGGCAAGTTCCCGTGGCGTCGTTTTCTCGTCAAGACGGATGGCCCCTGTTTCGACGCCAGCAGCCAGCCTAGTCGCCTCTGCAAGTCCACCGAGAAGGCCAGCGCCAACGATGGTCCCTGCGGTTGCTGCGCCAGGCCCAAGCGCCGAACCCAGCGCGGCTCCACCCAAGCTGCCGGCGATGCCGCCAATGCCGGGTGCGAACTCGACCGCACCCTTGGCAGCGCGGCCGAGACTTGCGCCGCGTCGAGGGTCTGTGACCGTTGTGAATTTCTCTTCCCCAGGGCGCCGGTAGATAATCGTGTCCTTTAGTGGACCCTCTTGGATCTTCCTGACTTCTGTCGTGGGTCCAAGGATGTTTTTGTACGCATCAAATTCGCTGAGGCCAGTCCCAGATCGCATTTGCTGACCAACGGGGAGTTCGCCGATTTGCAACCCCAGACGCTTGATCTCTGTTTCAATCGGGTCAGCCTCTTGAAACTCGGGTCCGATAGGGATGTCCTGGAGCGACGGCATCTGTCGCATAACAGGCTCTTGCGGCTGTGGCGCCGCCATCATCTGTTCAAAAGTCCTGCGTTGCAATTCTTGAGGGAGCTGCTGCTCAGCGATGGGAGCAGACTCCCACCAGTTGTCTTGCACGACCGGAGCGGATTCCCACCAGTTGTCAGATGGACTCACGGCTTTTTCCTCGTCACGCCGTTAGGATCAATGAAGACGGAACCAGATGGCAAAGCATCAAACTCTTGCCGCGTTGTCGGACGAGCAACTTGGGCAGGAGGCGCGGCAGCGGGGGCTGCTGAAGTCGGAGGTGCCGCCGGAGGCGCTTGATTGGCCGCTGGAGCCGATGAACCCATAGGAACTCCAAGCCTGGAAATGGGAGTCTCGCCTGTGAGTAGCGACCTGTATTGACCATACCGGGTATTGGCCGACCAAGGTTGTGGAAACTGCCCAAAAAATGGGGTCATTTGGCGCATGTTCTCCATCCGGCTCTGGATGCGCTCTGTCGTAGTGCCCAGGATGCGCCTGAGCGCCACTGGGTCGCCTTGTGTCGCGCCGATCTGACGCATGGCGTTCTCAACGTCCTGCGTTGCAAACCGACCGCCAGGTTCATTGGCTTGCGCCATTGCATATGCCAAGTTCACGAACAAAGACCGCAACTCAGCAGCCTGTATCCCGCTCTCCCTGAGAACAGAACCTTGCTTGCCGTTGAGCCAACTCTTCACTTGGTCATCAAGAACCTTCGCGTATTGTTCTGGGTTCCTCAACCCAATGCGGAGCCTGTCCGCTTCTTCGCGCTGAGCGGGCGTGGAGGACGTATCGCCTGAAATTGAATCCAAAAGCGACACGATTTGCTGAACGCCGCTATTGAGGGCGTTCTGGATCGCGCCAACTTGTGCAAGTGCAGCGGGGTTCGAATCGACAATTTGCATGATGCGGCCGATTGTTCCAACAGACGAACGGGCGGCTGCATCCGCGTTAAAAAAGTTTTCAACCGGCCGTCGATCCTCAGCCCGGAGGACAGACGGCGGGCGCCCATATGTCCTGTACCAAACGTCCGCAGCAGCAGCTTTGCTCCCAGAGGAAAGGGCCACATTGTATCTCTTCATTTCCTCAGTGAGCGATTGCCCCTTTGCCGCCTTGAACAAACGGTGCTGAGTAATATCACCCTGCTCATTGACGATTGGACCGCCAATATCTGCGGCGGCGTCCTCCTCGTCACGCCCGCGCTGGGCACGCCGAAGCGCGCGAACGCGAGGGTCGTTCAGGGTCTTCGCCATCGTTGTCGCGGGACTGTCTGCCGGGTCTCCGACTTCAGACATAACTTGCGCCATTACGGCCAACGCTTGCGGTCGGTCTTCAAAGCCCGCAGACGCCCGCTCAAGCAAGCTAAGCGCCTGCGCCGCTTCCGGGTTTCGCGTCCGGTTCTCTCGCAAGTAGTTTAGAGCCGCGTTCGCGCCGACACGAACCGTCTGCCCGGTCGGCAACGTAATCGGTACGATGTCCTCTTGCTGCCGCCTCTGGAGGCCAGCAAGCGCATTGGCGATGTTGTAGGACCGTGTCAGATCCTGGTTCTGCGCCTGCCGCAATGCGGTAGCAAAGTCCACCTGACCGGGCTTCTGGATCGTCTGAAGGGCGGCCGAAATTATGTCGCCAAACCCAGGCCGGGCCTGCTGAAGCAACTGCTGCTCAAGAATGCGCGAGATGTTTGTCGCCCGCTGCTGAGCTTCAGATGCCATAGACGGCCGAGCAGCCCCTTGCGCCCCGACATTCGCAGCATCAGACAACGCGGACTCAACTGCAATCCTATCGGCGGGCGTGATGTCCGGCTGCGACTCAGGTGGAGCAGGTGGCGGCGGTGGCGGCGGTTCCGGCATGGCTGCCGGGCCGGCCATCGGAGGTCCAGGGGGTGCGCCAACCATTGGCAAGCCAACCCTACTGTCATACGGAGGAACCGGCGGCCCGTATCCTTGTCCGACCTGGACGGTGCTTGCCATTGTCAGCCCCTAAACTGGACAAATGGATTGCGCTGAAAAATGTCTCCAAACAAACTCTGCGGGCGAGGATCATTGACGCTTCCCTGCACCGGACCTTGCGTCTCCTTCCCCATCAGCGGCAACCTACCAAGAATCTCTCCGGCTCCATACAAGCCACCAACCAGACCAGACAACTGAGCCGCTCGCTGCTGCTGCCGCGCCCTAGCGGCGACATCATAGCCTTGCATGGCAGTTCCATATGCCCCGGCGGCGCCAGACAACTGCGCGCGAGCAGCGGCATCTGCCCTCGCCTGCTCGTTCTGCCCCATCTCCATCAGACGGCGCGAAATCTCCTCGTCCCGGCGAGGGTTGCGGGCAAAGAAAGCCGTCCCCCCACCAGCCTGGAAGCGCCGCGCTTGGCGAGCCTGCTGCCCCATCAGATCCCGCAGCATCTGCGCCTGCGCCGTGCGGCTCTGCTCCATCGCCTGTTCCCGAGCCTGCTGGAACATGGGACTTTGTGGGTTAGCCAAGGCTTCAGCAATCGCTGCCTGCCTCTGAGCCGCCTGGCGTGTGGCCTTTGACTCTCCACCCCCGCCCAGTCCAAACATTGAACCCACCGCAGCGGCCCCACCGGCCAGCCCAAGCGCGTCACGAAGGAAAGAGAAAGCCATCAGCGTCTCCCAAGAATCTCTGCGTACACCGCGAAGCCAGCAAGAACATCCGGCCCCGCTGCGTCTTCTGTCGTGAACGAAAGCCGGAACGACTTGCCCCGCCACCGCAATGGCGTCTTCTGGCCCATCGTCTGCGCCGTTCCGACCGGGACAGAGCCAATCGTGTAAACCCCGATAGGCCGCCCCCCGATGTCCTCACGCGCCGTCACCGAAACAGAATCCAGCGAAAGCATGTCGTAATCGCCAGTTGCCTCAATCCGATATACCACGTCGCCGCCGACCTGATAGTTGGGGATGATGAAACTCCCCATCTTCATCCGCGTCGTCTTCCGCGGCTCCTCCAACGTCAACCAGCCCGTGACGTACTCCGTCGAATAGGTCTGCCCGGCGTCCGTGTACGTGCCCTGGTCGAACGTGTAGACCTTGCCGCCAGCGCCGCCCAGGATCAGGTCCGAATTGTTCCTGACGGACATGACCCGCTGCGCGCCGATCGCACCGTCAAAGTCAGCCCAACTCGCCCCAGCCAACAGCCGACCGTCGTCCCCCAGGAAGTTGCTGTAGTTGTAGATGTAGAGCTTGCTGGCAATCTTCAGGATGATCCAGGACCGCCTCTGGTAGTTGACAACCTGGATGTCAGGCTCCGCTGGGTTCTGCCGAACGACATCGCGGATGATGCCTCGCAGGGTGTTTTTCAACTGCTCCGACAGGTTCGACCGCTGGAGATTGTTCGTGTTCATCAGCAGGCTAATGCTCAGCAACCCGTCGTAACCCACGAAGGCGACATCGTTGCCGGTGTTGACAAACCCATCAGGGCCAACAACGCCCTGCGGGAACAGACCGGCTGGCGCCAGTTCTGTCGGGTTGGTCCCACGATAGGCGTAGATCGCCCGCTCCGTGCCGACAACCAGGAAGTTCTGGAAACTGTCCATCGCCTTGACGGTATCGGCTCCGTCCTGCTGCGTTCCGATGTTCAGCGTCCTGGCCTCCAACGTCTCGGAGTCCACCGTCATGTCGAGGATGTCGTCCACCCCGCTGGCGACGATTGTGCGCCGGTCCCGCGCATCGACCATCCAAGCCCGGCCAAAATGCACATGGATGAAGGACGCGATCGGCATGGCCGACTTGTGGAACGTCACCGTATCCCCGGCGACCATCGTCGGAATGCCAGGAGACAGGAACAAGCCGGAAGACGTAACCGACGAAATGAACGTGGCCGCGTTCCTGGTCGTATTGTGCAGGACGTCCCCAGGGCGCGTCTCTGTCGTCAGCCAGTTCGCCACCCGATCTGCCGAGACCGCAACAAACGTCCCCGACCCCGTGGAGGTTGTAACCGTCGCCACGTTGTCGAATACGCCATTGACGTTGACAACGTTCAGTTCAATCGTGTCGTAGATTTTGTATGCGTCCCCGACACTCGGCTCGCCCCCGACCCCGCTGACAACCGTGCTGCCAAAGCCAAGCGCCGCTGCCGACATGGGCGTGTGAGACACCCGAGCAGACGTAACCGCTGTCACAATGCCATACGAACCGCGCGTGGCATTGAACACGATGTCGCCGGTCGTGACAAAGGTCGAGGCCGTCCAGTCCACGATGTCGGCGTCGGTCAAGGCAGCAGCGGAAGTCCCCGCCGCGCACAGACCCTGCTCCATGACTGCTTCCAGGCGCTCAAACTGCCCGGACACGCTGTCAATGCCAACCTGCCGATCGTATCCGTTCCAGAACACCAACTTGCTGCCGAACTGGATCGACCGAACTCGCGCCGCCGTGGTGAAGGCATGGACCTGCGTCCACCCGTCCGTCACCCGCCGGAAGATGATCCCATCTGCTGATGCAAACAGGGTCTCGTTGCCATCGTTGTCAACGTACTCATGCAGTCCGGTGACAGTCCCAGCCGTGGGGAGATCCCCGCTGACCTGAACATAACCAGGCCGCTTCTCCGCGCCGCCAGCCGTGTTGATGAATCGGTTGCGGAACCGGACGGCGTAATCGACCGGGATTTCTGTCTCGGTGAAGTTCGTTGCCAGGCCGCGCTTGGCAATGTCGTAGAACCTCTCGCCCATCAAGTCCTCGTAGAGATGCCGGGCTGAAAGCGCGTGAACTCACCAGTCTTCGCCGTCTGCCGGCCAAGACTGTTGTTCCGCAGCACGAAGAACTTGCCTTGCGCCGCCTTGAACTGGTCGGTCTGAACCCCGCCAGACTCATCGAGGATCGCCGCCGCATGCAGACCAGCGACCATCACCCGACCGGGGAACGGCATGACCACGTTGTCGTCGGTTCCAGCCTCATAGCGGGGCGGAAGAACCTGGAAGCGTACAAAGGCCGAGTTGCCGTCAAACTGCGTCCCAGGGCGCGGGAACAGGCCCAGACGAGGGTTGCCGTCGCCATCGGAACCGTAGACCGCATACCTGCTGGGCGTCCCGATCGAGTAGGTCCGGGAGAGCATGCGGAACTCGTTCTTGTCAGCGATCGGCTCCAAGCTCGCGATACGGCCAGAGACGTAGACCTCCTGGATCGAATGGACGAACCGCTTGGCCGTGACCAGCGCCGATGTCGGGATCGTATAGACCGACTGCCCGCAGACCATCGTAACCGCAGCCGAGGCTTGCAGTTCGTTCCAAGTCCCGTAATCGCAGAGGTCTTCCACGATGTCGTTGATGAGATTGACGCAATTCCGGGTGAACAGATTGCTGGTCGTGGCCGTCACCCGGCGCACGTTCATCCGGTCGCAAACCTCATTCACGACCTCCAGAACCGTCAGATATGGCGACGCCATGCGTCATCCTCACGTATTGGTTGCCTTCAGGACAGCGAAGCGGATCTGGACCGCCTCCGACAGCGTACCAGCCGCCTGGAGATTGAACAGTGACAGTCGGGCCGAGTTCGCCCGCAGGTTGCTCACCTGGACGACATAGGCGCCAGCCGTGGCCGACGACGAAATGTTGGTGATGACTGCATCCGTAGCGGCGATCCGAGTGTTCTTCAGCGCAAAGGTCACGGACGACTGAGCCGTCAGCGCCGCCGCCGCCATCGTGATCGTGCCGCACATGGCGTTCAGCGTCACCGCCGAGGTCTTCTCACCCGTCTGCGTCGCCGTCCCGCCCGCCGCAAACTCGATCTGCGTGAACCTGGCGGTTGTCGCTCCAAGGCTCGTCACGGTCCCGGATGTTGCATTCAGCGTGGCAAACGTCCCCTGCGCGCCGCCAACAGTCGCAGCCGACAGCGACGCCGCGGTAAAGCCGCCCGCAAAGTTGATCGGGCTGTTGATGGTCTGCGAAGCGGTCTCAGCCAGATTGAGGGCGCTGTCGATGAGGTTCGCGAAGTCATTGCCGGTGGGGCTTTGACCCGTTGCGAAAGCTTGCTTCAGCGTTGCGCGGTCCTGCTCAGACATCAGTTCACCGGGGGCAGGGGTTGACCGTCAGGGAAGACAATGAAGGAACACCCAATCTCCATGCTGGAGACGCTGCTGCCAACATAGAGGTTGTATCCAGGGAAGGGGCGCAATGGCGTCCGCTCGTTGGGGTAGACCTGAAAGCTCTGCTCGATGACCAGTTCGCCAATCCCAAGCGCCCAAATGCCCGTGCTTTGATACGGAGGCTGAGTGCGGCAAGCAGGAGGGCTGATGTCGTCGGGCCTGACAAACGGCAGCGGCTTCGGATCGTTCTGAGATGTGATGAACCATTGCGGGTCAATCGGCTCGTCCTGATCCTTGCGGACGTACATCCCATCCCAGCGGCGGACAACCTGATCCGAATAGAGGACTTGGCCGGATTCGTCATCAACGACCAGCCACCTCCCCTTCCGGTATCGGTTGCGCTCATACATCAGGAGACCCGTTCAGGCCCGCTCTGCATCGCCATGATTTCGAACATTGCGTCGCCACTCGCACGAAGCCGGAACCGGAAGCACGACGCAGGGTCTTCGTGAACGACCTGACAGTTCGTCGTGAATGCCGTGACTTGGATGAAATGAGCAGAGACCGTGCCCGTTGCGAGGACGCGATCAATGCTCCACGCAGCAGAGCAGCCCTCCATGAACCCGCCAGTCGATCCGGGGTGCCGGAAAACGATAGAATACTCCTGGGTCGAAACCCAAGTGTCTGTCGGCCAAAAGATGGTCGTCGTGTCGCCAGACGCCATCGCAAGCTGCCAGATTTTGGGACGTGCCATGTCAGACTCCGTAAATAGAGGGGGCGAGGCGGGCGTAGACGATCTCGATAGCCGCCTGTCCGCTCAGCGCCGCGATACTGCCAGATGTCGCGGCAATGTTGATGTAGATCGGGACCGCCGTCGCCCCGGCCACCGCGCGGTTGACGCCCGTAAACCCGAAAGCCACCGGAGCCGTCGCGCCAATCACCGAATAGTACCCGGCCGCCGAAACAGAAACCGAGCCGAGCAGATCCGAGGTGAACACGGTTGGCGAGGTCGTCGCGCGGACAAGCGCCTCTCCAGCCGCAGCCGTCGCCGTGATGTAATTGATCTCAACCAGGGCGGCGCCAATCGGCAGGAAGCCGACAAGCTGACCCGACACGACGCCGTTGGTGCTGGCAATCGTCGTGGTCATTTTCGAAAGACGCGCCCAGCCAGTATCAACCCGGCCATCGAACCGTCCAGTATTCCGCCCGCTCCCAATCGGCCCCTGGAAATCCGTCTCCTTCTGCCCGACACCGGGAAACCCCTGCGCCTGGCCGCGCCTGGTGAATACGATCTCGCCAACGCCAGCAAAGCTCGTAAGCGCCCCGTTCCCAGAGACGATTGTCATCTGAACCGGCTGCGCCGACCCGGTGTTGATTCCCCGGAAAAGCGTACGGGCTGCCGTCGTCAGGGCCACACGGTACACGCCTGCCGCCGAGACCCCAATCGACCCCAGATTGTCGCCGTCAGTGCCGGCAGAGAACCGGACCACCGCATCGCCTGTCACACCCGTGCGAACGTAGAAGTTCAGTTCGCTCAGCGTAGCGCCGAAAGGAACGACGCCCACAACCTGGGCCGTGACAGGCGCCGATCGCGCCGTAACCTGCTGGACGGTCTGGACATAGGCGAAGGTGTTCCGAGCCGGAATCCCGACATCCGGAGCGCCCGAAATAATCGGCCCCTGATAGGTCGTATCGGCTCCCTTCCAAGGGGAGACAAGGTCGGGCCGGTCATCCAACTGGATGCGCGTGTAGACGACCTCAACCCAAGCCGCCGACGACAAGGCGCTGGCTGCCCCGGAGATCGCTGCCGAGGAAAAGAAGATCGGCGTCGGGTCAGCCGAGACCCTGGCATGGCCGAAAGGCAACGTTGCCTGCGCCGTCGCAGAGTTGACGTAGGCGCGGTAAATGGCGTTGCCGGAGATTGAGACCGTGCCAAGGTTGTCCGATCCATTCGTCACAGTCCCAAAGCGAAACAATGCCTCGCCAGAGAAAGACCCTGCCTTCCAGACATTGATCTCGGACAGAACCCCATCCGGGGGCAGGACCGCCACCACACGGCCCGAAGAGGGCAGCGTCGTGATCGGGGTCCAGGTGGTAAACCGAGCATAGCTCTTGGTCGTGGTGGCAGGCGCACCCGTGTCCAGACCGGACGCAAGAGGCCCGAGGAACTGCGTTTTATTGCTCATGTGCGGAAATCCCTTGTAAGGACTGGCGCATCATATCCGCTTTTCCGGCAAGGATGCGGCCACTTACAAAAAAGGGGCGATCCGAAGACCGCCCCTCTCTCGTCACCAGGACGCCAGAACTCAGGCGCCCGCCGACCCGTAGGCATATCGCCAATCGGTCACGCCGACCGAGAAGCGCGCCGTCGTCTTGATCTTCAGATTCTCCGTGTCGAACTCGTTGTCACGGGTGATCTGAGCGTTCCGGCGCCGGTAGAACGTGGCGCCAGCGTTGCTGTTCGTGAGGATGAACCAGGCGTCAGGGTCCGTGAAGAACGGATTGACCACCAGATCCAACTGACCCGCCATCGGGTTGATGTCGTTGTCAGCCGATCCCACAGCAAACTTGGTCCCCAGGATCTTCTCAGCCACGAACCGGTTGGTGGGAGCCACCAGCAACTTCTCCGGCATGAGGTTGATGCGGAGACCAGCGTCGTCCAGCCAGCCCATGATGTCGATGTACGCCTGCTCCAGAGAAGCCTGCGTAAGATCCGACGCCACGGCGGGCTGATTGCTCTGCGTCCCGCCCCGAACGTTGGGATGCGACGCATTGAAGAACGAGACGCCATCGGCGCCCAGCATGCTGGTCGAGAAGCCGAGGTTGAAGACAGAGGCGGAAACCGTCTCCTCGGTCTGTCGCATCGACTCAGCCAGCATGCGCGGGACGTTGTTGATGACATTGTACTGCTCGTCCTCCATCAACTCCTGCGTGATAATCGTCCCCAGACCATAAGTCAGGTTGACGTATTCACGCTGGTAGCCCTGGAGCATGTCCACGTAGGGAACCGAGGCCGATTCCGTCTTCTGGCCGACAAGGCCAAATCCGGTGATCCCCTGCTCCTTCTCGAACGCCTTGGTGCTGCGGCGCAGGATCATCATCCGGTTCCAAAGCGGAGGATACCGGCGATACGTGTCGGCCCAGATCGTACTGATGCCAGGCCAAAGCAGTTCAGGGAAATTTGCGGTGCCAGTCGTCATGTGATGTCCTCCCTATCAGGTGCTGGTCAGGGAGTGCAGAGCAATGCGGACCTCAAGGTCGATGTCCGTACTGCCCCAAGCCGCATTCCCGGCGAAGCTGCCAAGTCCGCGAGACTCGGTAGGCGACACGCCAACGACCTGGAAGGTCTTGATGGACGTATCAGCCGACCCCGCGCGAATCTGGATGATCGACGTACCCGCAGCGGTGTTGCCGCCGTTGGTCGCCGCCGTCAGCGACACATACTGACCGATCAGCGTCTCAGCCGCCGAACCGTCAACCTGACAGATGAACGTGATCTGCGAGGAGTCGTAGACCGCCGCCCAGCCAGACGTGGCGGCCGGAAGGAACGGCCCGCGAGTCGGCTGAGAGAACGTCAGCGGTCGCCCGTTGTCATCGAACATCTGCGCGACGACACCAAGGCAACGAGTGTTAGGCGCGGCATTGGCGGAAAGGCGGGCAATGCCGAGGCCATTGGGGTTGAAGCGAACCGGATCGCCAATGAACAGGCCCTGAGTGTTTCCCGTCGCAGTCACTCGATACATGCGAGTCGGGAGATCCGAGCCAGCACCAGCGTTCCGAACGGGGGAAAGCCCGAACGGTGCGTTGGACATGAGGATTTCTCCTAATCGATTTTGATTTCACCATCGACAACCGCCCCAGTCTTGGAACGGATGTCATTCTTGGTCCTTGCCGCGAGACCTGAAAGTTGCTGCTGCGAGACCTCGCGGTAGTAGGACTCCCGCTCTCGCGCCATCTCTTCAGGCATCTTCATCAGGACCATATCCCGATACTCCAGCACACCGGCAGGAGCGCCGGCACCACTCTCCACACCGTTGGGACGGTCATGGACAGCATCGTGCCGACCTGCGGCTTCCCAGCCCTCTGCTCGCTTCTTGAGCATATTGGCAGGGTCAGTATGAACCCAGCGAAGCCGCGACGCGGGGTCCTTGCTCCTGATTGCGAGAGGCGCTGCCGGGGTCCACGACCGGTTTCCCTTCTTCAGCTTCGCCTTGCCACGAGCGCGAGGCTCGATCTCGGCATTCAGGATTTCACTATCAGACATATCAGTCCTCCACCGAAACAGCCCGGCTAAGGGCCTGCTTCTGCTTGAGATACAGGGCGTGGGCGTCCTTGGCACTCTTCGCCAGCGCCCCACGTCCACCCGTAAACATCATCTCGGCGATCAGACGCTCCTGAGCCGAAAGATTGCTCCGCTCCTGCGCCGCCGGGCGGCTGCTGCGCGGGGCAGCAAAGGCACGGCGAACCGGGTTGCGAGGCTCGTCGTCGTCCTCATCCACCTTGGCGAGCTTCGCCATCCGCCGATCGACTTCTGCCAGGATCTCCCGAATCGAGGCGTCCGCCATGTCGGCAGACCCCGCCACGCGACGGATCATGTCCTGCGTCGTGGCGAACTCGGGATGATCCGGCTTAGCCCAGGGGCGAACCGGCTCGTCGTCATCGCCAACAGCGTCCTGCCAGTTCTTCAACACCTTCATCTCGGTGTCGCTGATTGAAGGCTGAGCGGGCGCAGCAGGCTGCGGAGGCGCCGCCTTGGCCTCCTGCTTGATCTCCAGCAGACGCTCGTTGACGTTGACAAACGCCTCCGTGTCGCCAGTCGCAAGAGCCTCCTTCTGCTGCTGTTTCAGAGACTTGAGTTCCGCCTGGACCTTCTCGTCCTTCATCCCGGCGTACATCGTCTCCAAAGCCTGCTGGAGCTTCTTGTTCTGCTCGGCAAGCAGAGAAATCTGCCGCTCGGCACGGGTCGCCTTCTCGTTGGCCTCCTTCGTGTGCCGATAGAGCCGGTTGAACCGGGCCTTGACCTTGGGGTCTTCGATCTCAACAAAGTCCGTCCCGTCCTCGTCCTTGGCTTCAGCCTTCGGTGCGGGGGCAGGGGCAGGCTCTGGCGCTTTGGGCGCTGGCTTTGCAACGGGCGCCTGGGGGGCTTCGTCGTCCGAAACCTCAATGCTGTTCGCGGTACTCATGCGGCCTCCTGGATGACGCCAATGACGTCCTCTTCCTGCATGACGAAGAGACCTGGCTCGAAAGCGATGGGTTTTGCGGCCCACTTTCCGAAAAGCACACGGTCTCCTGGCTTCAACGCCTCGCAGGTGTCTCCCACGGAAACGATGACGCCCTCGTCTGGAATCTGCTTGTCCTCCACGGCCTCCGGGACTTTGAATCCCATCTTGGCAAGCCCGGTGTACTTTGTGCTGACCGTCGATTGCAGGGTTTCGGCGCGGACGACCACGCGCGCGAACAGCGGTTTTAATGTCCTCATGCTCTCCTCTTGCGCTCATGCGCTGTGTAGAAAATACACATTCAGGGAGAGTTCGTAAGGGGGGGCTGGCAAAAAGGAGGAGGGGGCCTCTTTGCCAGCCGGTGTCGCCATCTCAGCAATCACCCAAGCGGTCAACAACCTCGCTTGCCCTTTTTCTTCTGCTTCATCATTTCGATCACCTCCTCACAAAGACCCTCTGATCGCTTCGAAAGCCTGGCTTGGCGTCGATGCCTGTCGCCCAAAGACGCTGCCAAGGTACTGCTGCTCGACCGGGAGCATATACGCCTGCTCGTTGATAGCTCCAGTCGGGCTGACAAGTTCCTGGGCCAGCAAGGAAGCGTAGTACCGGCGAGCATCGTCTGTGCGGAATGCCGGGTTTACCCCTTGAGTCCCGAACGTCCCGATCGCACTTCGCTGCTGGAGCGGCGACATGCCTGAAGTCAGGAACGGAGTCAGTTCGTTTGGCATTGCGCCAACCGATGGCCGGGCAAAGGAAGGCGTTGCAGCAGCAGACGCCATCTGCATCCCCCGCTCTTCGCCAGTCGGCCCAAGTTCGCCAGCGTTGAACCCGCCAACAATCGCCGGAGACCCAACACCCTGGGACGCAGGGCCAAGGAAGGACTCCAGGACAGGCGTGATGTTGCGGCCCAGGAAATCAGCCCCACGGTACATCATGCCCATGCCCGTGTAGGCTGGCGGTGGGCTTGTCAGGAAACTGTTGATGGCGCCGCCGATCGCCTGCTGAGCCTGTTCACCAAACGATTGCTCCGAACCCTGTGGCGTCGTCGGACTGGGCGCAGCACCCATGCCGGCGCCTTCTCCGTAAGCCGTGTCTACGCCAGCAAGCTGAGCGTCCGAGTAGCCGTCGAAATACTCCCGCAACCCGGTCTTTGGGTTGACCGTCCCAGAACCGCCCATTGCCCGCAAGATCGCAGATTCGCGCGGCGTGATGTGCGCCAGTTCCGTATCGCCGTTTCGCCCCTGACGGCGAACGACCTCAAGGGCTTCTGCGAGCTTTATGGGGTTGGGCATGTCACACCAACAGGTCCGGGTTCTGGATCGCCCTGCCGAGGTTCTGCAAGGCCATGTCGTATCCCTGGGCGCGGCCAAGACTGACGAGATCATTGGCTGCACGATAACGGTGGATGGGATCTTCTTTCTTGATCGCCTTCAGCAACTCCTGCGTGACAGGATTGCGCTTCCACATTTCGATCTCGTCAGGGTCGAGCTTCACTTCTTCCTCGCGGCCCGCATGTTGTCCACAAGATTGGGGTAGGGGCGACCCGCCGCTTTAGCCGCAGCCTTGGCCGAGGACTTCTGGGCGGGAGACAACTTCTTGGGCTTGCCAAGAGACTTGGGACGCTCGCGGTCCCAGATTGGCTTTTTCATTTGCATGACCCTTGTAAACATGAATCCTGATCGGACCGCAGATAATGACTTCTTCCAAAAGACGCTCCAAGCGCTTCATGCCGTCCTTTGTCAAGCCTGGGTCCAGTTTCTTGTAAACTGATTCCTCAAGCCAGACAGTTCCCCCATACATGAGCCTTGATGCGTCTGACATATTAGCACTTCCTTGCACTAATTCTCTTCGCGGCTGGCAGAACCATGTCGGTAATAACATGCGCCGCAATAGATATTGCTTTCTGCATCCGCATTATCTCTTCACCGGAAGAAGCAAAGATTTTCTTTGCGCCTGCGTCGAAGACTTCCTGTTCCATAGGTTCCATCAAATCCTTCGGGTATTTTAGCAGTAGGTACGCCTCAAGGATTGGCACCTTGGCATAATTCCACCTCAAGTAAAATAGCTCAAGGTTGGTTTCAAAATTGGTGATATCCCGCTGTTTCATGTCAGCACTTCCATGCACGGAGGGACTTGTTGATGCGGGAGTTGGGATCGTTGGCGGTCTTGGCCGAGGTCAGCTTCTTCTTCATGCCCGTCATCCTGGCACAGAATGACCGCTTGCGCGGGCCACCCTCCGGCTGCGGTGGCTTCAGCGTCCCGCCCGTCTGCGCCTTATAACTGGCGCGACCTTTGGCGTTCAACCCGCCCTTTGGGTTCTGCCCCGCTTTGCGCTGCCATGCCGGTGTCTTAGCCATGCGACCTCCTGCGATCCCTTTATCCTACAACCGATAAGATGAGATAAAGCCGCCCCCGCTCAAATAATCCCCAACGCGACAAGCGCCAGGATCTCTTCGTCAACCGAATCCGCCACGACCAAAACCCGCTTCGGCATTGAAGCATTGACCTCTGCGATCAGCTTCTCTGCCTCTGCCGACTTGACTGGTTCCGGCGTCGGCTCGTCCAGGCGGCGTAGGATCTTGCGGATCTTGCGAGCGTCGCGCTTGTCCAGCCCCTGGGCCAGCATCGCTGCCAACCGCTCGCCGCGCACATCCTCTGCCGGGCCGATCTCGCGTTCGTTGACGACAACGACCGGCGCCTCAGTCTTGGAGGCGCGCAGGTAGACACCAGGCGAGACTTGCCGGATGAATGTTCCGGGGTGGCGCTGGTATGAGGCCCAGCGGGCAAATTTCGTTGGGACAGATGCCCCACCGCCGATAACCTTGCCGAATGCCCTTGCGGTCGATGATCCAGTGGCTGTCGCGGTGGCGGATACGATTGTCCCGCCAGCGACTTCAGATAGAAGAGGAACACGTACCCGGAGCATCTCAGTCCCCGATCAGCGGAGGGCGGTTGGCGAATGGATGATCGGCGGCGAGGGGGATTCCCCATTTCCAGGAAAGGTAGCCTTCAATTCCCCACCTATCGCGCGAAGCAAAGGCAGAAGAGAAAACAAGCAACTCCGCAACGTCTCCTGCAAACCTGTTGAATACAT